CTAGCAGCCACAAAAGTTTTCTTCAAGGAAATTTGGTAATAAGAAACTATTTCTTTTCCCTTTTCATCTAACAAGGTAACTAAACCTTTTTTAGTAGTTTTTACTCTTGATGACTGATCTTTATCTGGTAATTTTGCAATTGTGCTAAAAGCTTTAAATACATCTTGTCTTGTACCACTTGTAATAAAAACCGTGTCTGCTGTATTAGGTTTATCGGCAGCTGGAATTTGAAATGTTGTTGGTGCTTTCCCTTTCCCTTTATATTCTTTATCTACATCTTTATGAATAAAATCTTTAAAGACTCCATTATGAACATCTGCAACTGCTCCACCAATCAATACTACCCAATTCAAAAAAGCATCAAGTGCTTCTTTATTAGGATGTGCTTTAAGAAAATCTTCAATCCAAGTTTTTGCTTTTGGACTAAACTGGTCATGCGACATAACCTTTTTTAAGTCGGCACCAGTTAACTTTAACCCTTTCATACCAACTATTACCCCAGCAGCTTCATACATTTGAGTTGCCACAACTGATTCTTCAGCACTAACTAATGAATCAACATCAATTTGTTTTTCTTGAGGTAATTTTGAAACAGCTTCTTGAATCCTATGAACATGATTAACTGCAACCTCATCTCTAGGACGTAATTGTTTAACGTATTTCTGTAATGTCATATTACTTATCCCAACTTTTTATTGCAGTGAAATTGTTATACGAAAATTCCATACGATCTACAAGTTTAACCGCACCACCACTTACTCTGTCTATCGCCACATAACCCTCTGGATTAGTCGCCTTGAAACCATTTGCAGTCTTGATGAATGTACCAATACTCTTAACCTTATCCAATTTGTTCACAATCATAGACTTTGCATCAACCAACAAATTCTGAAACTCAATGATACTGATTAGGTTACTGGTATGCTTACGTACCTCACGAACATATTCCTTCTGCATGTCTGTGTATTTCTTCTTACCAGCTGGAGATTTTGCTTTGTCAATCTGTTTCTGTATCGAGTCATACACCCATGCTTCATATCCCTTAGAATGAGCCATCGCATTCTTAATCTTCTCACCAGCACGAACCTTACTATTATTATAAGTCTTCAACGATGCACCAGCAATAGAGCCTGTCATACCATTTTGCAATGAAAGAAACTTACGTAACCCATTCGCATTAATCTTTTTAAATGTCCTGCCCGTGTTAGATAGAATTGCAGTCAATGCAGTAGTCTCTGACTCAGTAAAGGTGCTGGTTCCACTGGTATCCTTATAAGTGGCATCATCCATCCACACACTAGAAGGTTTACTCAATCCAGAAATATTCGCACCAAACGTGGCTTTCATGTCCTGTAGAGCGGCGCCTGTGTACGTTGTATGCCAGACGATACCAATCTTCGCAGTGTTAATCTTTTTACCAAAATCACTATCCACGGGTACGGCATAGACAATCGTATTGGGTTGAAATGTATAGTATGAAGTACCATCAATATTCGTAGTATCCACATCATCAGTGAACATCAAATCGCCTTGTAATACACCCGTGATACCTAATTTAGATAACTCTGATAATGCAACCTTGAATTTACTTTGCAATGCGCCGGATAGATCATCATCAATTTCATCATTCGTCTTATACAGCTTAGGACTTACATTGAACACACTCTTTTTTGCAACAAAGAACGTATCATCAGAAGGATCAATGCCGGCAAAGATTGCCGGTGCGCCATCCCACTTAACAGTCATATTAACAGAGGAACGAGTTGCGCCTGCCATCATATCACGTAGAGAACGAAGGAAGTTAATTGCTGCCCTGCCACCATCTACACCATAGTTAAGGATTTCATCCTCTAGGTGCTCAAGGTGAAGGTTCTTACCGCCCTTATCCTCTTGTATCATTTGTTTGAAGTTTATCATAGCACCATTATACTCCATATATGGGTGTGTGTCAAGTACCTTGTATTTAGTAAGAATGGACATTGCGGATGATTTACCCATAGTATCCCATGAATACCCATAATATACCATATATTAAAAAAGGCTAAAATAAACATGGCCATTGGGTAGTTAGAATTTGCAGAGTCTCGGCCTTTTTTCCTGATATATTGCAATAATATTACAGAAAGCTCTTGACAAACCCTTGACAATAGTGCATAATGGGTATGTTGAAACAGTTAAGGAATAAATCAGATGGTTGAAATAGTACATCTAGTGATCACAGTGGGGGCCGCCATGGCCTTAGTCACATACATGGCACCTATAGCAATTGGATTTCTTTTTGGATAAAGGCCTTTTTTGCTTGACAAACCTCATTCCACATGGTAATATTAAGTATAGTGAGAAACAAGAGAGGTTAATGATTATGAATTATTTTTATGTAGCACTTGGTGGAGCAACCGTTGGTATTATCTGTGCGATCATTGAAATTAGTTTGAAATAAGCTAAGATTCTTCTTGACAAACTCTGATTGATATGTTACTATAAAGACAATGGAGAGAGACTTCTGGAACAGGGTTTGCCTGTTAGGTCACATGACACTGCTAGTCCCTCCCATGAAAGGTTTGATGATTATGACTACTCTCGCTGCTAAAGGATATACTACTGATGGCGTTCCTGTCTATCTGTGGGCATATGGAAACTATCGGTATGAGGTAGAGGTGAAGAAACTGAACTTCAGTGACTGTGAGGTCTTTGAGGGTCCATACGAGGATGCTGTGAGCAAGTTTGAGGATAGAGCCATTAATGGTGTAGAGATGTTCTAATAGACTCAGAGGGTGTCATGAATGGTCTTGCGTATATTGGCTTCATGCCTCAGTGGACCGACACTCTCTCTTTTATATGGGGGTGTAGCTCAGTTGGTTAGAGCGCCGGCCTGTCACGCCGGAGGCCACGGGTTCGAGTCCCGTCACTCCCGCCATTAAGGGGGGCATCAAAACTGGCGAAGCAAGCCTAATCTATAAATGCAATAAGGTGTCTTCATGATATTTTCTGATTATTCAAAGGTTCTTACTAAGTGGTTATTCCGAGCATATGTTGTGTGGAGTATCTGTGCTGACATTATTATACTGGGTGGTGTTCTTTATTTCTTATTTAATTAGCCCCCACCCCCTAAAACTGACAGAAAGTGCTTGACTTAACTGGATAGATATAGTATACTATAAACATGATGAAATTTATTCTTTACGCACTGCTCCTCTGGGGAGTTGGTTACATTTTTACATTGGGAGTATTCGCTTATGTCTGGAACGGTATCTGAGCATCTAGAGTGGTATGTGCCTGGGTATGGTACGGAGAAGGTGGCGCCGTTTCTACGCAGTCTAGTCGAACTTACCCGACCACAAAGAATACTGGAAATTGGTATGGGTTACACTACACCGTTTTTACTCGAAGGATTATCGAATAATACTGAAGGTCTTATATGGGACAGTAATTGTGACAAGGAATATCTGACCAAAGAGTATGTTCCCAAGTTTGTTGTGGTAGACGATCAAAGTCTAGACCCTGAGCAAGCTCCGGGCCGCCGAAGCGACCTCGAAAAAAATCCGCTTGTATCTTTCATAGAAGGAAACATGTTCTATGTTGTGGATGAAGTAAGAAAGGATGGCCCCTATGATCTGGTATGGTTCGATTGTGGTGGGCCCGAGGAATATGAGTTCTTTGTAAAGAACTATTGGGATATGGTGAAAGAGTATGCATTGTTTCACTTCACCTATTTCAAGGGAGAACCTAACAGGAACAATGATGTCCTTAGCACTATAGATGATTATACCTATCGTATGGATATTGTGGAACCACACAAGTTTAAGCAGGGAAGCATTACGATGTTTAGAAAATCATGAGTGACTTTATACGATCATATATTAATGCAATGCCTGATGATCTATGTGATGCACTGATTGGCTGGTTCGACATGGCTGAAGATGTGCGAACAGAGGAACCAAACCGGATAACTCGTAAGGACAAACAGAAGTGGTTGACCTTTGAACAGCACAGTGACCTTTATACTAGAGTGCAGAAGGTTAAGTATGACATGATGCACCGATACCTTACAGAGTTTCCGTTTGCGTATCGTGGAATGAAGAAGCTTGTATCACCTGATACTAAAGTTCAATCTACTCCACCATTTGGTGGCGGGTTTCATAACTGGCACTCTGAGGTTTGCAATTATGAGAATATGGATAGGTGTCTTGTCTGGACGTTCTATCTGAATGATATAGAATTAGACGAAGGCGAGACAGAGTTCTTGTATGAGAAGATGAGGGTTCGGCCTCGAAAGGGACTTGGATGTATGTTCCCTGCCGGATGGACGTTTCAGCACCGTGGAAATCCTGTACACAGTGCAACGAAATATATG